GGTTGTTGTGTGCACGCGTCTCACGACGTGGCGCACACGCCTCCGACAAAGAGGTGGGACTGAAACAGACCCCCTCCAGCAGGGTTGGTTACCTGCCACGTCCCTTAAAAGGGACGTGCCCTCCTAGGCTTGGTGCTGACGGCCATAGGACGTCCGGAACGCACCAAGTGCTCCCTGTCTTGAAAAGGGTCATCCCCTCTTTTCAGGAAGAACTTGAGCAGGGCACCGTATCCATCCAAGATATTTGGAGGGATAACGGCCTGTACTACATAACCCGTGACAAGCGGGCTGTGTAGTCTTGGGTCATAGCTCTGGGTTTCATACCCCAGAAAACTATGCCTGCCCAGCACAGCGCTCGTATCTGCGACAACGGGATACAGGAGCTGCCCCTTTGAAGAGGTCAGCAAGCTGCTCAAGAAGTTGTCGAGATACTCCACGACCTTCCAGTAACCAGCTTTATAAAGCTGGTTACGTAGCGAGACCGTGGAAATGAGCGCAGGTGCATCCTGCCGTCGGGTAGGTGGTACTTCACGCACGCGGACGATTGATACGTCCTCACCCGCGAAGTACTCCTTGCCACAAGACTCTCTGAACCTTCCGGTCCAGAAAGACTTGTTGGTATTGACTCGAAGACCAAAATCTTCGAGCTTCCCAACGACGGCTTCGGCGCAATCTGCGGGGACAATGATATCGTCCCCGTAGACACGCACCTGTCCCGCAAGACCATGGATGGTCTTGCGAGTCATCTGGCGTCTGAGCCCATCTTCGATCCCACAGAGAACGATGGTCGCGAAGACCATCGCCTCTACAGGAAAGCAGAGAGCTGAACCCATGGACGCAAACTTGGCCAAACGGATAACTCCGTGGCCAGGCACATCAGCCTTCCGTGATCTGCACGCATCAACGGCCCCAGAAGCATGAGGCCAAAGATCGAACAGGGCACGTACGAGCTGATTCGAGACGCGATCGGAAGCTTCGCTGAGATCCAGCGTCGCGAGGTTCCCTGTAAGGGACCCTTTCCGTGCCATAGACCTGTTAGGGTCTTGGTCCGAGAATCCGATGATCCACCTGTAGGGGTTTGTCTTCCCCTCCAGGTGAGATACAAGAGACTCAGCTACGGCCTGCTGCGCATATTGCATCGCAGTAGGCTCAATAGCTATGACTCGAGGCGTCTTGAGCGTCTTTGGAACGGTGACGACCCTTACGGGCCGTTCCGCTCCAGGTTCGAGGACGTCCACATGGTCGAAGTCCTGGTATGCCCGCGCAGAAGGTGCAACAAAGCCCTCCAGAAACGGAAACCAGTCTTCAAGCCTTGAAGTCCACTCCCGTTGGTCATACTTACGGTTTCCCGTAAGACCATCGGCAGTGACTCCAGGCCCATGCTTTGGGACCAACCTGCCCTCGTAGACATCCATGTCTACGGCTGTCAGGACAGGGGCCCAAAGGAGCCGACCAACTCTCTGAAACTGAGCAAGCTCAGCTTCAGAAAGCGATTTGTCGGTCTCTCGGACGTCCTGCTCACACCTGATGAACTGAGTAATTGCCGCCCTGGTTCGCTCTTCCGAGCACTCCAGGTTAATCTTCGCGAACATCAGAGTAATCTGACGTATCGCTTGGATTGCGTCAACACTCGGGTCATCAAGCAGAC